CTGCTGCACACCCTGACGGGAGCCGCCAAAGGCGCGAGCGGCCGTGGCGCGTTGCGCCTCAGCCAGCTGGCCCATGCGGCGCTGGTCCTCAATATCTTGTAAAGTATTTTGAACAACTTGCTGCTCGTAAGGATTCTGAAAAGCAGTAATCTCTTCACCCGTAAATGGGGTCAGACCGAGGTTGGTGAGCTGCGCCTCGCCGGCCTGATACAGCGGATTGAACCCGGCGAATTCGCGGGCAGGCAAAGCCGCGGCAACGCCACGCGCTTGCTGCAGGTTCTGCAGATATGCCTGCTTGATTTCCGGGTCGATTTCGGTTCTGGTGGTTTGAGTGCCGCCGCTGCTTCTAGACATTTTGAACGCTCCTATCCTGTTTCATCTTACCAATGGCTCGGCAAACTTTAAGTCCCTGCTTCATCAAGAAGCGACCAAACCATCCGCTTTCAACCTTCACGCCCATCTCTTGCGCCATAGCCTTAGACCAAGGCGTGGCGATGTGATACGCCGCGAAGACTACGAACTTGCCAAACAAGTCGTCGCGGCCCATCCAGCGGACGACCGGCTGAGCCCAGCAGGCATATCCGTTATAGGTCTCAGGGCTGTCCTGTGCCAGTATCGCGCCGAATGCTTGATCAGCCTCGTAGATTTCGCGGGGCATCTTGCCAAGTTCGTGCAGCTTGGTGCAGATAATTTTCCCGCCGCCGCCACCGCCACCGCCATCGCCGCCGCCACCGTCACTAATTGATCCCGAGTCGGCATTGCCTGCGATAGATCCACCATCGCTGAATCCGTCAGACAGGCCAGCAATGCCACTAGCGTCGCCAACAGATCCGCCATCGCCAAGACCTTCTCCGAGACCGCCGCCAAGACCTTCAGAAGCCGCAACAGCAGCAGCTGCGGCTGCTCCGGCCGCTGCAGCTTCTGATGGGCTCGCGCCAGAGATCGCAGCGTCAGCCGCCGCCTGGCCGGCAGCGCCAGCTGCTGCATCAGACATTCCGTCAGCAGAAGCGGCAGCGGCGGCTGCGGCAGCTGCGGCAGCAGCGGCACCGCCAGTGCCAGAGGCGCCAGCGGTTGCGGCAGCGCCATCGGTTGCGTTAACGCCCATCGTGTCGGCAATTGAACTAGTCAGACCTTGAGCGGCAGCATTAGCTGACTGATTTGAGATCGTTGCGATTAAGCCCAGAGGCATACCCGTCATGAGTCCCAACCCTATTGCGGCCGGAACACTCACAGTGTTGGCCGTGACGACGCCTTCAGGTGATAGAGACACGCCACCGAAGCCGGTGCTAACGCTTCCGTTAGACGAGACGCCACTGCCACCCAGACCAAGCGATCCGAGCAGGCCGCCACCCATAGACGACGATCCGTCAGACGAAGACGTTATGCCGCCATCAGATCCACCGGTGCTCATACCCATGCCACCATCACCGAGCAGTCCAGCGCCGTAGTCCTGGCTCAGTTGTCTGTAGTAAAGCGTCGGATCGTAGCCACCGCCAGACATAACGGGCGCGCTGTAATACGGCAATTCGGTTTGAAATTGCCGCATCAGCTGCGAATAAATATCGTCATTGCCCGTGTAGTACGGTAGTCGCGTCGCCACGTTATAGCTCCTTGCTCACTACAAACCACTGTGGTCTGTAGCCTTCGTCCTTCATGAAGGTTCGCTCCCAGCCTCTACGGCCCGAGAACGTTGACCTGCTGCAACCGTTACGCTTTGCCCAAGTTTCGACGTAAGGTCGCATAACCTTGAGTTCATCGAGGTCGCCGCCGGCCAGAAAGCAATGGAGCTCTTTCAGTCGCGGATAGACAATGATCTCGGTAATTGCTGCGGCGTTAGGCGCCGGCCAAAACTGATATCGGCCTTGGCGCACACCCTCCGCAATATCTTCAATTCCGTGTGTCCCTCCGGAGTATTCTAACGCCGCCTCTAGGTATTTGGCACATCTTTGGAACTCTAGTTCGTCCATTAACGGCCACCCGCCGCAACCGCCTCCATCCGCGGCACACCCACGCGCCAGTCGTCCAGCACCGATCCGGTGTAGCGGACTTTCACCTGGCGCCCGGAGAAGCGCACGTCCGTAGGCTGCGATGCGGTATACGGGCCAAAGGTGGTTTCTGTTGCCGTCGGGTACTGACGCACCTTAAAGGAAACCTGTACCTCGCCCAGCGTCTGCTCGTCAGGGATTAGCTGGCGCACCGACATCGTCTGATCGCCGTTACCCAGCTCAACCGGACCGGACTCGGCAAACGGAACCGCCGAATCGTAGGCGTAGCCAACTTCGTGCTCGTAGATGTAACCATCAGCGGAAACCATAAGTGGGTTAGCGAACACACCGCGGTCGGTGCCGGCAGTACGCGATAGATCCCCAATAGCCCAATGGTTCTCACGATAGTTATAAGTTACATACGAATCATTCTCGTTGGACTGAGCCGACGGGTAGAACCACCAGATCTCGCCGTATTTACTGTTATTGACCGCGTAGATCTTGCTGGCCTGCGTGTAGTTGATGTCCTGGAAAACAAAATCAGAGACGTCACAGGGTAGCGGCTTGACGTATCCGTCATACATCCAGAAGCCGGAGCGCGACATCCAGATCGCGGCCGTCTCAATCGCCGCCACGGATTGCGAGGAAATCACGCCACAGGCCGAGCCAACCTTTTCAAACGAGTAAACATAGGGCAGCCCGACGTAGGTGGCGGTGTGTACATCCACGTCAGTAAAGAGGATATTCAGACCGCGCACGCGCTTGCCGCACTTGAGGTCGCCGACCGTCGTGAGCTCAAAGTCTCCAGCCTGGTTGTCAGCGGCCGGCGTCCAGACGGTATTGTCTTCCTGATCGCACCAGGCCACTTTACGGGTATTGCCACCCGCGCCCAGAGCGAAAACGAACCGCTCCGAGGTGGTCATTAACGCCTCATTGCTGGTCGGCGCGTTCGTGATCGCAGCGGCCAGCGTGGGCGTGGCAAAGCCTAACTGCCACTCGTAGAGTTTGCCGTCAGCGTTGGAGCAGCCCACCAGATACTCGCCCCAGGTGTCTAGGCTCCATGTGGTGGCAGGCGCTACAGAGCCGACGTCCGGGCGCGCAACGCCGTAGGCGTAGGTGCCATAAGGTCCATAGCCGTAGCCGATTTTCGAGATGGCATCAGCAGCGCCAGAGGTAAACCCGGAAGGCGTGATGTCCTTCAAGGTTCCGGCCTCGTTCATCGCGTACAGTTTGGAGTGCGTGCCGGCAGCAATCCAGCGGTTGCCGCTGTTATCGCGCCAGTTGAGAAAGCCGCGGCAGGAGCCCGTCATCTGGGACTCGGAACGCTTGCGCCACCCGCCAACCGGGCGCATCGTGTTCTCAAACCAGCGAACAAGAGAGGCGTCGTAATACCGTCCGGCCGACTGGTATTCGGTGCCGTTACGGTAGACGCCCGGAGGAATCTGCAGCTTGATGTAGGGCATAGGTCAGGCCGATTGGTTAGACATAAAGGACACCGTCAGAATGATAGACGGAGTCGCAGGGATTGCGGGGGTGCTACCGCTGGCGGAGACGGCAGGGAACTGCTCAAGGGACACGCCGGAATCCGACACGCGCCACATCATCTCAAAATAATCGTTTTCCTCAAGGTCGAGGATGAAGTTCATTGCGGCAATCAAGCGGCTCGCCGAGCCACTTGATTTGCGTGCCTTGATGCCGAACTGACTATTTGAGTCGTTGACGTTAACGCCGTTTTTCCTAAACCAAATATCAATTTCTTGGACGTCGTTCGTCGTATTGATGAACTGCGCGCTAAATTGAGCGTTATAAAAGCCGGACTGCGAAACGACAATTTTCGATGGCAGTTCGCCCGTCATGGCCGTAGATGAAACGGTCTGTGAAACGGAAACCGTATAGGTTCCAGTCCCTCCGGCGGTTCCCGTGAGCTGCTCAACAATGCGCGTTCCAGCCGTTACGCCGGTGCCGGTGATCTGCATTGACGGGAAAAGCGCGCCGGCAGAAACCGCGGAAACGGTGAGCGTCGTCGTGGCAATCGAGCCCGTAAATGAAGCGGTTCGCGAAACGATTGAAATGCCGTTGCTAAAGTCCGTCGTGTTGTATCGAAAGTAATACGCGACAGCCGTTGATCCGTCCGTCTGATCGGTGGAGTCCTGAAACGCGCCGTAAGGCGTGTTAATGTACTGTCCGCCACGAGGCCCAAACAAGGCCGCAATAGCGCTTAACAGTTTTCGCTGGAATACGCGAAGGACGCCGTTGCTCTGATCTACAAACCCGCGGTCGTATGCCTGCGGCGCCGACCCGATGTCGGGCAGCGCAGGCACCTGGATCTGCTGATTAAGGTTTGTAGCCATGTTGTTTTATGCGAGCATCTTGCCGGCTGCGTCCTCAACTTCCGCGACGCGACGCCCCCAGCCTTTGCCAAAAGTATCCCATGTCGGCAAGCTCTGAAGGAACTGCAAACGGGTTTCCTGGTATTTTTCCACAATGTCGGCCGCAGGCATAGCGGCAACTTTTGCCAGAGTGCCCGCGCCAATGGCCCCGTCGGGCACTGCGCCGACCACCGTCTGCAGCCATTTGGCGGCTCGGCCTGGGCCGGAGTTGATGGCGGCATCGAATACGATGTAATCGACGCCGTTTGGCAGCTCGTCGCCTTTTATCTTGTCCCAGTATTTCGCCTTATACAGAGGCGCAACCAGCTCAGGCGTGAGGGCGCGCATGGCTTTCTCGTCAACTGGATGGCCGACCCATTCCTCCCAAACGCGCTGGGTGCAGCCTAAATTAGTGCGGCCTCCTGGATCTTTTGGGTGGTCGACATACCCTCCTTCGTGGTGAAGGATGGCCTTGAGTGCGTCGTCGAAATTGTCTTTCATTTCTTCCCTAACATTTCGGTTTTAGCTTGAGAGCCAGCAGACGATCCAAAATAATACGCGATGATGCCGGTCCAAGCGGTGCCGAGCGAGCCGAGCATCATCAGAATAGCGGGGTTGTTGCTGTCAACCTTGCCCATCAGCATCATCCCGAGAATGCTGAAAAATCCAACCGTCACCGACGCCGCCAGCAAAGGCGGAACCCAAGAACGGGTCGCCACCTGCATCTCTCGAGCGCTTTTGCGGTCGTCTACGGCGAGCTCTTCAAAGTTCAGGCCAAGATCTTGCGCCTGCTTTTGCAGCTCAATCTCCGCAAGTTTGACCTGCGCAATCTGATCTGCCGTTAGTTTGTTGTTAGAGATGAGGTCGCCGACCTTGCTCTCGTCGACGCCAATCGCCTTAGAGATGGCCGATACCGCCATGCCTGCTAGTGGGCCACCCATTGCTGTTGCAATGGTCGGTGCGATCTGTTTGAGCCAATCCATTACTGTTTACTCCTCGATAACATAGTTGCCGCGATTTGCAGAAGAACTCGGTACGCATCGACATCCGGCGGCTCCTCTTTCCAGCCCACGGTGATCTGGCCGACCAGCTTGCCCGGCTCCGGCGGTACGCCAACCCGACACCCGTAGGTCATACCCTTTTCCATGTACCACAAGCCGATCTCGCTTTGCGCCGTCTTGTAAGGCCCGCACGGAATCTCACCTGCCATCAGCGCCACGACATCGCGATTGTTGGCGATGTTGGAAGTGAACAGGCCGACATCCAGACCCTCGTGCTCCTTCTCCCTGCCCTGCTTGGTGTATGCGCGATGCAGCACGCGGGTGCCAAACATCGGATTGACTTTGAAGATCGCCACCACTGCGGCATCGGTGTTCTTAAACAGGTGCGCCGCAACGTCCTCTACTCGATCCTCTGCGATGGCGGGTAACTTTTTCTGTTCTTTGTACGCGCCAAGCAGAAAGGCCTGGTTCTGCCAAATGAAGTAGCCAGCAAACGCAAAAATCGCCATGAGCAATATTGCGAATAATTTAAAAGGCGAATCGACGTATGAAAGAACTCTTTCAATCAGGCTATTGTGATTAATCTTCTCGTCGCTCACGACATCGCCTGCCTGATGATAAAGATGATGATCACGCCGATGACAATGACGGCAATGCCGCCTCCGATAATCTGAGCCGCCAGCAGACGCTGGGCCACCACTCGCTTGCGCTCAATCTTAACGGCGCGCTCTTCCTTCTCGCGGGCTTGTTTGATTTTCATCCGCTGGATGAGCATCTGTTCCCATAATTCAGGGTATCCGCCATAGACGAGCTGGTGCTTGAGCTGCTCCTCGGCCTCGCGCAGAGCATTGGCCTGCATGACGATTTCCATCGCCTTTCCGGTGTCGGATTGGCCTTTCTTGCCGGCGTCATTAGCCGCCTTCTGGACGGTGTCCTTCGCGTCGAAGAACTTACCGAATTCGCCGACCAAGCCGTTAATGTCTTTGCCTAATTTGATCGCTTTCTGGATGCCGGCCACCGCAGCCTGCGCGGTCGCGAATGCGGTAATCGGGTCCATGTCACATCAAAACCCAAATGCCGAGCTTGATCAGGCCGATCAGCGAAGCGACCAGAAAACCCGCGACAGCAAAGCCCAGGACAAAGTCAAGCATCATCCTCTGCCTTTTGCTTGGCGATTTTTAGATGCTGGTGCTTGTACCAGATATTTACTGCCAAGCCGATGATGGCAATGATGAGGCCGCCAAACGCCGCGATTTCGTTCGCAGTCAGGCCGAAGTAGACGGCGGCGCCGCTGCCGCCGTATTGCGCGGTTGTTGCGACTTTAACGACCTCGACGCTCATGGCTCACCCCTTTACTCGGGCCAGGTCAGTTGCAATGCAGCGAGCTGCTCCACAGTCGTGCAAGCCTTGATCGCAGTCTCGTTCGCATCCGATGCAGCGCGGATCGCAGCTCGAGCGGCCAGCGTGTCAGCGTCTACGGCCTTCACGCCTTCAGCGGCGCGGGTCACCTTCCAGTCGGTAGCCGCCAGCATAGAGCCAGCAGTGGCCTTGACCTGGGCGACAAATTGAGACTTCAGGCCTTTGGTGACCAAACGCTCGGTGCTGTCCACCATTGCAGGCTTTCCGTCCACCTCGCCCAGCACCTTGATGTAGAGCGGATTGCCCTGAGCATCAGATTCCTCGCGGTCTTCCAGCAGCTTGGGAACGCCAGGGGCCCAAAAGAATCTGTCGTCGTGCGGCACCGGGTCGGCCACCTCGGTGATGCCAATGGCAGCACGCTCCTCGGGGCTGGCAAGGCGCAGCCAGTTCGCGGGGTACTGGATGCCGTCGTGCGTGAAGGCCACATCCAGGCCGAGGGGTTTGTTGTCGAGCAGGAACATGGTGGCTTCCTTATTGTGCAAGGCTGTACTTAAATGGGTTCTCGGCAAAGGCTACGTAGATGAACGTGCCGCCGTTGGTGTTTTGGTTTGTAGACTTCATCTTGAACCCATTAGATAGCCAGTCGAAGTGATCCGCTTTCTCCT